TAACTAAATTTTCGATAGCTATATTTCTTGGCATTGTGTTAGAAATCAGTGTAGTTTTTTTAAACCATTTTAAAACGATATTATATCTAGTACCGCTTTTTACCTGATTTACAGCATGTAAATACATGGAATTTGTTGGAAACGTAACAACTTCTCCGGCCTTAGGGCTTATTGTTAAATCGTATTCTGGGAATACAATCTCCCCACCTTCATAGTCATCATTCAAATAAACTAAAGAAGAATAATCAGATAAAAATCTAGGTATGTGCGTATGCCAATGGGGGTCTGAACCATTTATTTCTAAGGCCAATTCAGAATTATTATACTCACTGTCAGAATGTATAGTTTGGAAATCTCCAATAGACCAAACCCTGCCCCATATTTGGGGGTCACAAACCAATCTTTGCCCGTACTTATATTCAAGCCTATCTTTTACTTGATTAATTAAGTTAAATAAAACTGGCTTAAGATCATCAGAAATAGTAAAATATGGCACTGCTTTGACAGTAACGGGATCACCATTTGGATAATAGTCACAGCCTAAACCGTTTGGCATCAGGTCGTTCCAGTCATCAGGACACTTCATGTGTCCCAATAAACTGTGAACGTCTTCGGTTGATATTACATCATTATTTATAACAATATTATCTACAGAACCAATACCCATAGCAACTATTTCTTCTGTCTCTTCTCCAAAGCTTCAGCTATATCAGATAACTTAAATACTATCTTCCAAAAAAAATCAGTTAGACTAAAATATTTTTTACTCATTGTTTTTTTTCTTTGGCTTATCCGATACGGGTTCTCCTAGAACCTTAACTGGAGCTGCGTTACCTTTAGAAACTTTTCTGAATTTAGCCAAAGCCATTTATTTAGCAGACTTTTTTGGACGACCCTTGCTTGCCTTAGTCGAACTTGCTGCGCGTGCAGCGTCTTCGGGACGAGGACCGACCTTGCCTGTCTTAGGAGCAGTGGCCTTCTTAGCAGCTTTTGCAACTTCCTTCTTTGCATCTGCAACGATATTCTTAGCTGCGTCTTTGGCTATTTCGGCTACAGCGTCTGCTTGGTTAACAAGATCATCAATGATCTTCGCTTGCGCTTTTGCCATAGGGCCGTCTGCTTGTATCTTTTGTGCCTTGAAGATTACTTGCTTTATTTTGCTTGCCATTTTCTTAAACATGTTACCTCTGTTTTTGTCTTGTGATGATAATAGTAATATTATATATTATATAATTATAATTTGCAACTAGCTCTTACTTATTGCCCTGTTGTGATTCTTTAATTAAAGAATATCTGTCACCAGTTTCTTTAGAAACAACAGCAAACCCGTACGCAGCTGCATCTTCTATGGCCAACCTAAGGCCTTCTTTATCTTCAAATGAAACGTTTGGCAATGGTATTGTTACCGCAGCATAGACGTCAATATTCTCAAAGTTGCCAATGTTTATTTTTCTATTTACCCCACAAATAAACACTGGTGATGTCGTAATCGCCAGATCTGCGGAAACAGAATTCATTACATTGTCTATGGGAGAATCAAATGAGGATGATTCTTGAGCACTTTTATTAATCTTAGGCATTATTTTTTATTCCTATTCCGAGGCACTCTAGTGTTGCCGCAACTTGTTGTTCTAAATTCATATTATTAGTATCTATAACAGCAGAAGCTATTTGCTTAACTTCTTCTGCTTCCATCTCTGAACTGTGCCCAGACTGTTCACTGTTCATTATAGCACCATCTCGTTTCAAAATTCGCTTATCAAGGACTTCTTTATCTGCATCAAAGCTTATAATAAATCCGTTCGGCTGCTTAAGGATACTCTTGGCTTCGTTTACATAACGCACATCAGACACTATAACGCACATCGGATTGATGTTATCTTCTTCATGATTCTTTAAATAGTTTCTATATATTTTATTAGCTTTTATTATTGCCCAGTTTGAAAAACAATTTTCATCGTATTCCCTACAGATATCACCAGCTTTTTGAAGAAATGTTCTAGGCTTGGAGCCCTCTTCCTCTATTGGGGTGTTGTAAATCTGCTTTACCTTTTCAATTAAGATATCATAATGAGGCATGTTCCCTATCGATGATCCACCATACACTTCATACAAAACTTCGTGAAGTGAATAAAGTTTTCTTGATTCTTCATTAAAGCCTATTATGTTTTTCTTTACTGATGCCATCTCATAAAGTGGAAGAGCGTAGAAAATATGATCCCAATTTATGCCAAACTTTACAGTTTCCATTGAACCTTTTGGGATTATTGATTCTGCTACAGAAGTTTTTCCACTTCCAGCTTTACCAGACAGGCCAAGTATTATCGGTTGGTTATTAATAAATTTTTTCATGCAATAAGTATAGCAGAAAATTATTGCATTTTTTGATTTCTAATTTCTAATTCATCCAGAAAAGCGTTGGCTAATGCATCGGGTTCCCATACGAAAGATCTTGGGACTTGAATCACCCTAAAATTATACTCTGATTTTATTTCCTCGATAGTCATCAACAAGGGTAGCAACAGTCTATTCTTGCATTCCCACTTGCCATTTATTTGATTTGCGACCACAGCTGAATCAGTATAGATAATAGGATCGGACAAATCAGCCATAGCAGATATCAATAGTCCAGCTATAACAGCTTCATACTCAGCTTCATTATTTGTTCTTGGGCCAAGGCCTCTGGAAAATTGTGCTATTTTTTTTCTATTCTTATAGACAACTACGGAACAAGCAGCTTCGCCAGTTTTCTTTTGCCCTTGCCCTCTTGATGCCCCATCGCAAAAAACTTCAAAGTTCATTAATCTACTTCAACGTCGTAAGGGATGTCCAATTCGATAGCTCTATTCTTAATATTATTTTCTTGGCTACCGCCGGAAATAGTATGGGTAGATACTAATAGGTATCTTTCCTTTTTATACTCAACCTGAGTAGGGAAATCTAATTTTTTTCTTTTACTAGAATAAAATTCTTTAGCTTTATCAACCGCTCTATAATGACCTATAAACATAATTGTCTCCTCTAGTATGTAGTAAAATCACTTTCAAGATAATGACCCTTACTTTCTCTCGATGCAGCAATTTGCATAGATTGCACTTTGTCCATCAATTTTCTAGCTGACTCTGAAGATATTCGAGCAGCACTCTCCATTGATTCAGCTAGGCTCATGACAGCTTCGCATGTGATTAGGGCTGAGTATTCATCCTCTGCTGCCTCCATGGCTGCTGCTTCTCTCTCCGCCTCATTCTTGCCCACTCTGGAAGACTTGTATTTCTTTTTATATTTACCTTCCATTATTTTATAGTTGGCTCGGGCCATGCCAGCAAATCTTGCTGCTCTACCATAAACGTTAGACGTCTTGGCCACAAGTGAAGCCATGTTTTCGATGCCCAAGTCAACAGTATCTTCGTCCGGTATCTCTATGAAGTATTTATTATTTTTTGTTACATCAACATAAGAATTAATTACTTCTTGGATTTGTGGTCCAAGAAAGTCTGAGAGTAGTTGTTGGAGTTTTTCTAAACTCTGATTATTCATTTTTATCCTTTTTGATTAAACCAAATTGTTTTAATAGTGGTTGCAATTCTTCATCGGTTTTAATTATTGAAACTATTTTTTCTCTTATTTCTTTTAGATGTTCCCTAACAGTGTTAGGATGTTCATTGATTTTTAAAGATATATCGCTGGACCTCTTACCATCTACATACCTCCATTTTATCAGCTGCCTCTCCTGTATTGTCAACTTATCGAAAGGAGGAAAATTATTTTCTCCTACCACCCAAGCTTCATCTATATCTTCTGCAGATAGGATTGATTCCAGGGAATATTCTCTAGGTTCTGCTTTGAATCCTGTTTGAAAATTTTCACTTTCTGGGTCAGTGTCTGCGTCGTCGTCTATTAGAGGAAATGTTTTTCTTCCTAGCTGATCTATTAAAAATGTATCAACGTTTTTCTTTAGCAAGTAAAAAAAATAGCTATACAAGAATCCGGCTAAAAGGTATTGGCCCTTTAGCTGACTCCTTCTTTTCGTACCTGGCAATGCATTGAAAGAATGTCGTGTCTATCGTTTGGCGTATATCTTCTTCGTCTCCATATCTTTTGGCCATGTAAACTATGCCGGCCCATTATTTCTGATACATCTTTATGATCTTTTTTTACTAGTTTATTTTTCATTAATGCCATACGAGTATAGGGGTTTTTAACAAACAACCCAATAAACCTTCTTATGTCATAGTCAGCTAGATTATATCTGCCATGGTATATCAATGCTACGTACTTGCTTAAAAAATTATTAAAAACTTTTAACAACTCCTGCTTTGCGGCGTGGCTTCCAGACTTGGATTGAGCTATTAGCTCTTGCATTTCATTTTCTTCTAGATTATAATATTGTTCTTTATAAGCGGCCATTATTTTCCTTCCCAGTAAATTATATTTTCTGAGTATTCTGATCTTATGTCTTCGTAGTAAACTATATTAGGTACACCTAATTCGTTTAAGAATTCAACAGCGTCCTTAGCGTACTTGCTGATAATGCACGTGAACTTTTCAAATTCTTTTGGGTAATATCTTTTAAACCTTTTTATTTTTGTTTTACTTTTTGGGTCTAAGTACCCTTTCATCTCAACCCATTCATCAGTTGCACATAAATAAAAGTCGGGCGTATAACCTTTAACTCCTTTTTTAATTGGAAAAGAAAAAACAGTAGGTTCAAATTCATGTTTAATTTTATATGCATTTAAGATGCGTACAAAATTAGCTTCCCAATTAGATCTTACATTTAAATCAATATCTTTTCTGTATCCAGTTTTGGTATGCTTGTAAGCATTACCTGTCCTCGTAGGTTTCTTAACCTCATCCGAGATTATTTCTTCCGCAATTTTATTGCCGTTAATCTTTTTAAAATTTGGATGGTTTTTCATTTTTGATCTAGAAATAAAAAAGTCTGCGGACTTGACAACGATGCTCTTAACCATGTAACCTCTACTCTGTTATATCCACTAAGTATATTATACTTTAAATAAATGTAAAAAACAAGCAGCTTTAAAGTTGCGAAACCACAGAGGAATAGGTAGAATACAATTATGACAAATACAACAACAACAAGAACCCTATTGGACAGCATGCACCAGGCAGCTAATGAAGAGGCGATTGATGCCTTGGTTAATAACTACGGTTTTAACCACGAAACAGCTATCAAGCTCGTAACTGAGTTTGACGGCAATGACTTCGAACTTAGCTCTGAAGCTTCTTTCTAATAGTTAAATATAAAAACCCCCCCGTTGGTATATCCAGCGGGGGGGTTTTTTGTATACCTAATAAAGCTTTATGCGCTCCAATGATTCTTTTTATTTCTAAACACACCAACGCCACATTCGCCAGACTTAGCGTGATCACAGTATGAGCAGGCTCTTACGTTGCTCGTAGCCGCAAAAGAATTGTCATTGACTATATCTTTAATTAAAGACAACAATCTTACCTTCACATCTTCCAGATCTTCTTTAGTAAAGAGGTGACCTTTTCTTTTGCCAGATCTTAGGTAATGTAGCTCGGCATAGATTTCTTTTTCTGGCATCATTATTGATGCAGCTAACGCATAGATCCCCAGCTGTAGGTTTTGCGCTATACCCTTTTGGGTGACTTCCCATTTGCCAGTTTTATAGTCAATAATATTGACTCTGTCTCCGACGACATCTATTCTATCTATATAGCCTATCATTGAATAGTTACCTATAATAAAACTAAAGGCATGTTCTTTATCGTATACGTCAAAGGTTGTGTCTAAGTTTTGATCGTAAAATTCATTTATAAGATTTCTTCCAACAGAAATTAATTCCTGAGATATTTTATTATCTGGATCTAACTTTTGTTTACTTACCTCAAACTCATCAACCATCTCTTGATGGTCTAATGGCTTTTCTTTATCAACTACTTTTTCTAATACTGCGTGAACTATATTTCCGAAGCGTTGCGGCTTCTCCAAATAATCTAGGTTCTTTTTGTATATAAGAATAAAAATATTTTGATGGGCACTGCGCGTAAGTATCTAACCTTGAGTAGGAAAAATCCAAGAGCGATAGCTTTTGTAGCGGATCTAAGTCTTCTATTTTTTTTATAGCTATTGACATTTATTAATCTTCCGTGTTATGTTCTGTGACAAGTAATCCGTTTGGATCATATTCTTTACCGTCTTGATCTATGGTGTGACCAGTTTTAATGTTGACATATCTATCATGCCCAACTGAAACCCAACCAGTCTCACCCATCTCCATAAAATCATCTTCGATATAAGGCCAAGGCATGGCTGTCTCCTATTCTACAGATATAACTGTATTGTTTATTGAGTCTATGTTGAAATAGTAATTTAGTAAACCATATATATCACGCAACTCTGCCTTGGAAGCGTTAAAGCCCACCATGCCAAGCTGGATAAAAAAGGTTTCATCATGCCCAGGGAGGGCCTCATACTCTATGATCTGTGCGTCATTGAGTAGCATTCTTCCGTTTTCGTTTTTAGACATTTAATCCTCATCCACTATTGTTATAGGGTTCCATGTTGGGTCATTCATTTTTTCTCTCATGTCTGACACGTATGAATCCCAGTCTCGTTCATCTTCTGACTTTTTTTCATATGTTACTTTTGCTTTAAAAGGATTGCTTTTAAATTTTACTATAAAACTTTTCCCACCATTCTTGGGTGTCCAACGAAGATTCCCATTCTTGCAATCGCAATAATCATCATTATTTACGTCTACCATTCCCTTTGGGTCGAATCTACCACTGCAACCATTGCATGCTGTATAGCGTCCCTTGTCGGCGCACCTACTGCATGACGAACAATACGACCAGCATGGTCTTTCTGAGGGGTTCTTATAGCTTCCTGGCAAGGCCATTTATATCTCCAATTCTAATATTTTATTAAGAGAATCCACAATTTTTCCTGATGCAAGTATATCAAATTTGTAAACAAATTTTCGATTATTATCAATAATTTCTAAAAATACTGGTCTATTTCCCTTGTTGTTGGAGACCAAATCATATATCTTTTCAAAGGTACTCTGTGACAAACCCTCTCTAACAGTCAGAGATATTGGTTTACCACCAGAAAATATTTTAGAATCTATTTTTTCAGATGAATTATAAAACAATTTAACAACAGAATTTTCATCGTCGTTCTCTCTATTTAAAAATGCACTTATTACAAATATATCTCCAGAGTTAAAGTAATCATCGCTTATATCTTTAGCATTCTTGGGGAAAATTATAACCTCTACACTAGAGCTAATATCTTCTATCTCTAACTTATACATCTTCTGGCCTTTTTTAGTAGTCATCTTTTTGTTTGATACTATAATGCCGCCAATTTTAACAGCTGTTCCGCCTGGGCAGTCTGCAAGATCTATTACCTCATGGGTTATTTGATTCTTTAGTATATCCCAAATGCCAAGAACCGGATGGTTCGTTACATAAATCCCTAATTGTTCTCTTTCTTTTTCTAAAACTTCCAGCTCTATTCTTCTACTTAGTTCCATGCTTTGATCGTCGACCAGTTCGTCTAACGCCCCAGAGAAACCTAAGTTTTCTAAAGTAGACTTCTTTAACACTGATGGATCACATCTTCTATAAAAATCGTACAACGACGTGTAAGGTTTATCGTGATCTCTACAATTGACTATGGAGTCTGCGATAGATAAACCTATGCCACCTATTGCTGATAGGCCAAAGATAATAGAATCTTTATTAATTACTTCAAAATCAACTCCAGAATAATTTACTGAAGGGGGAAGAACTTCTAGATTTAATTTTCTACAGTCCGAAAGATATAGTGCTTGCTTTTCTTTATTGCCCACCACTGATGTCATCAATGCTGCCATGTATTCAACTGTATAATTAGCTTTTAGGTATGCTGTCGTATAAGAAATCATTGCATAACTTGCAGCGTGGGCTCTATTGAAACCATAGCCACCAAAGTATTCGATGTCTGAATAAATCTTATTAGCTTTGTCATCAGTTATCTCTGAAATTTTTACACAGCCTTCTACAAACTTCTTTCTAAATAAAGAAATCTTATCCATCTGTTTCTTACCAATAGCCTTGCGTAAGTCATCTGCTTCAGCAGAACTAAACCCGCCAAGCTCTCTGGCAACACCAAGTACATCTTCCTGATATAGCATGATACCAAGTGATGGGCCCAATACTTTTTCAAGTTTAGGGTGATCGTATGATATTCTAGACTTTCCATTTTTTCTGTCTATGTATAATTTATCCATCCCGGAACCCATTGGGCCAGGTCTGTACAGGGATATCAAAGCCATTATGTCTTCTATATTTTGTGGCTGCATTTGGACCATAAGTTGTCTCATGCCAGATGATTCTAATTGGAATACTCCAGCAGAATTTCCCTTACATAATTCTTCATAAGTTTTTGGATCATCCAAAGGTATGAATTCTATATCAATAATTTCTTGTCTGTTTTTTTCTATGAGCTTTAGGCATGAGTCTATGACGCCAAGGTTTCTTAGTCCCAAGAAGTCAATCTTTAATAGGCCACACTGCTCTACTCTACCCATATCCCACTGTGTAACCAGTGGAGCATCAGCGCCTTTTTTCATGACAGGAAGGTAGTCTGTCAAAGGGCCCTTGGATATAACTACGCCAGCTGCGTGTATTCCAGTCTGTCTGACCAAGCCTTCTAGGCCGATAGCTGTATCTACTATAAGCTTTGAGTCACTACTTAAAGTGTACTCTGTTTTAAACTCTTGGACTTCCATGCACTCTGCCAAATTTTTTGATATCCCTAGGATAGGGGCAGGAACAAGTTTTGCTATCTTATCTCCAGATATAAAATCGTAGCCTAAAGCTCTAGCAGCATCGCGCAAAGATTGTCTAGCACCAGTTCTATTGAATGTACATATGTGCGCGACTCTGTCATCGCCGTATTTAGTTCTTGCATATTCGATGACTCTGTCTCTATGTCTATCGTCAAAGTCAAGATCAATGTCAGGCATTGACTTTCTTCCTTCAACCAAAAATCTTTCAAACATTAAACCAAATCTAATTGGATCTAAATTGGTAATATCAAACGCATAAGACAGAACGCTTCCCGCCGCAGATCCTCTACCCCACCCAACTCTTATCTGGTTATCCTTGGCCCACTTAACCAGGTCAGAAACTACCAAAAAGTATTCGGAAAATCCCATTTCTTTTACTACTTTTATTTCATGGTTAGCTCTATCAACTATGTTCTGTGGAAGAGGATCGCCATATCTTTTCTTCAGGCCTTCCCACGCTAATCTCTCAAAGTATTCAGTTGAATTTTCTTCTGTTGGCATAGGGAAATCTGGGAAGTGAATCTCCCCAAAATTTAAATCAACATCTATCATGTCGTTAACATGCATAGTATTCTTTAGCCATTCATCAGAAAATACAGTAGCCATATCTTCGTACGATTGAAGATAAAACTTATCCCCTGAAAAAGAAAATCTATTAGGAGTATTAATATTAGAGTTAGTTGCTACACACAACATTATGTCATGGGCCTTAGCGTCGTGCTGATGCACATAATGGCAATCTCCGGTAGGGATTATCTTAGCGCCTATCGTATTAGCTATCTTAATCAGATCTGGAATGATTTTTTTCTGTTCATCTAGATCATGATTTTGCACTTCTATGAAATAATTCTCTTTGCCCACTATTGACTGCATGGTGGCAGCATGCTTTAATGCCGTGTTGTAATCGTTCCTAAGCAGCGCTTGGGATACTTCCCCGTTCAGACAGCCGGACAGCACTATAATGCCATCTGAGTGCATAGAGATGAGCTCATGATCCAATCTAGGCTTAACGTAATATCCGTCTATAAATGCTTCAGAAGACATCTTAATAATATTATGATATCCAATATTATTTTTGGCCAAAATAGTTATATGATAAGGCCCTCTTTGTTCCCACTCATTTTTAGATGGGCCCGATCTTTCCTCTTCATCTCTATCAAACCTAGTTTTTCTAGCTTGGTAAAATTCAGAACCCAATATTGGCTTAACCCCAACAGCTTTACCAGCATCATAAAAATCTAGCCAAGAATGTATGTTGCCGTGGTCGGTAGTAGCTATCCCAGTCATCCCTAACAGCTTAGCTCTCTCTAGGTATTCCTCGACTCGTCCGTGCCCATCGAGCATTGAGAAGACTGTGTGGTTGTGAAGGTTAGTCCAATTTTTCATTATAATTTACTAATCAAATTCCTCGTCTATTGTCTGATTCGTCAAGGGAACTGTCTCTATTTTCTCTATAAACAATTGCTACAACTCCTCCACAATATTTGCACGGAACTGCCTTACCCTCTTGAGCAAATGGACTGTTGAACATGTAAGCCATAGGCTGATCAGACTTACACTCGGTGCAAACACCAATCACATCATCTTCATTTTCAACTGGCATTATTTCTATCTCCTTTTTGTTTATACGCAAATCTTATTGGCGATGGAGAAAGCTCTTCAGTGCTTTCAATATATTTATTGCCAACAGTAATCCATTTTTTCTTCTTTTCCAAATGACAATCCCCACAACCAACGCCAGCAGAATTAGCTCGGTCACAAGTATATGGTCTGCCACCTATGCCTATCTGTCTTCTTTTTATCCAATCATTAATGTGGCTTGTAGATTTTTCATAATTAAAATCATCACACAGACTAAGTATACTATACAAAAACTTTATTGATTCTTCATTGTAGGTAAGAATTGAGCAGAGGAACAGTCTTGCTTCGTGCTCTAACTTCTTATTAACTTTTGCTTGCTCGATAAGTCTTGTAATAGCACTGCAATTTTTTAACAATTCTTTTGGAGTAAATTCTTTTTCATTTAAATTTATTTCTTTAAAAGCCGAAGACCCATGCTTGTTAAAGTGCTCAAGAAAATTTGAAGATCTACCCTTATCTAATTCCATGTCATAAGTGAATTCCCTAAACCACTCATTGGCTTTTAGGTTAAACTCTTGTTCCTCAACGGTATTGTCTGCTTCTACTTTGCAAAAATTAATTACGGCATCAAGGCCTGAGTTAAGTATCTCTTTGGAAATAAGATTTTTATACAAACCAGTTTCCTGATGCTTGCTACCAGCAAGTCGCCACATTCTTCTAGGGTCATAGACGCTAAAGTCTATCGACTCAATGTCTAGATTTTTTTTAACCTTAGTAGCTATGTATCTAAATATGTTAGGTAGGGCATTGGATGGGTTTATGCCCAGGGCTATGGCCTCACACTCTATGTGAAAACCTTTTTTCCCAGTAAAATAAACTAACAAAGATTTTTCCGGGACGTACTGTTCTAGATATCCCACTAACTTTTTGCATTCTTCGTAAGATATGCTCGGATCTTTATTGTCTAAGTCAAAATAAAGAGAACCTAGTCTGACAGCCTTTTCAATATCCTCGGAATTATAATGCCAAATAGAAGTATACAAACCATTGTTACTGTGTTGCTTTCTATAGTTTTCTATATTAAATATAGAAATGAATCTAGGGTTATCCCCATCTTTATCTCGTATAATTCGAGACAAGGATGGGACGTATCTGGCGGTCTCTACTAACTGCCAAGAGTTTAAATATTTTTCTTTATCGTTTGGTATCTTCATAAAATAACTTTTTTATTTTCAATGTTATTGATATTCCCAATAACTATTTTATCTGGCTCTACAATGTTCTTGCTGTTGTTTCTGTAGTATACAGATTCTGCTATTATTTTATCTATATTTTTAATTAGAAAATATCTTTTCTTAATTCTTTGTTCCAGATCCATCTTTTCTCCATTTTGGATTTATCAAATCACTATCTTCAATAATTAAATGTATTTTTGAAGCAATGTTATCAGACAAATGAACAATATAATCTAAATAAGTTATTGGATAAGTTTCTGGTATCGGTGACCATGGACCAAGATGACATCGAACCAATCTAAGTATCGATTGTACAATGTCTTCTGACAAGAACAAGGTAGAAGATTCTGATTCACTAGCAAACTTCTTATCTTTTTCTTGGCAAAAAGAAATGAACTTTCCTACCGTATAGGGATGCATCGGATCGTACCTACAGTCATCAGACTCGCCGTCGTGCACGCCCTTACATACGTCATGGAGAAGGCATGCAGCTATGACTATATCTTTCTCCTCTTGTGAAAGAGAATACGATTCGCTCATATACATTGCTATTCTAACTACTCTTTTAGTATGAAGGACATTGCCCCCCTCGCCGTGCTCATCTGAAGGATGATACTTGCCAGAAAAGCTTGATGGAATTTTCCAAAACAAATCATTTCTAATTAATATAGATCTAACAAAAGACCTTATAGACTCATCAACAATGAGATTGATTTCGCCCAACAGTGTAGAAAGAACCTCGTTCTCTTTCCCCATTGAAGAAGCGTTCTTCTCTTCTACGAGAATATCGTCTAATATACTTTTACCCATTTTTATCTTCTTTCTTCCAGTCATTCCAATTTGAACAAGGCTCATCAAACGGACATTTTTTACAATAAGATATCAGTCCTCTTTTAGGAACCAAGACTTCGGTATCTAGCATTTTATTACACCAGTAGTCATAATACTGGAGATCTTCATTTCTTATTTGGAATTCATTAAATCCTATATTTTGACTCAACGGATCTATAAAACCAAACTTAGTATTCACCATTCTTTCCGGGTGTCTATTTTGATAGGCCTTATATAAGGTGCAAAAATCTGTTCTGTACAAATCCCTATTGCTAAACTTATAACCAAATATAAATTTAGTTACAAAATATTGTTTCTTATGAAAGAATATAATGTCAAAACTGTCTTGCAAGTTTAACTTACCTATTGGCATGTTATATTCTTCGCTTATAGCCACAGGTATATACGGGGACTCTGAGTAAGTTTCGTGGAATGCTAATAGAATTCCAGCTGCTTTAGAAGTTAAGCTAGCGGTATTACCATAAGCTGTCTCGTGCTGCTCTGTCACAATATCATATGAGTTAGTATTTTTGGGGAACCAAATCTTTTCCCATCTATTTAATAGAGATGAATAAGATGGGATGATTCCCCCCTGCTTCTTAAAAAAGAAAAAATACATTATACTTTTAATAGTTGATTCAAATTTTTCTGTATGAATATCTCTTGCGTATATTTTTTCTGGCAGCTTTTGTTGATGCCTATAATCGTATAGACGTTCACATAACTGAAAATCTTTTAAGGATTGTACTGTTACAAGTTCCATTAATGAAAATCCTTTCCACTTAATAAGTCGTCTAACAAAGACGATGAAGACGTATATGAACTGTCGGTAACTGGATCATAGTCTTCGTATGTTTTTTTGTAATCAACATACTTAACCAAAGGCGGATCATATAAAAATGCTGAACCAGTAATTCTATTTTTAGGAATCTGAAGCTGCATTATATTTTCGTCTTCGGTTTCATCGTTTGTTGCTAATCTTTTTTCTGTAATAAATAT